GCGAGCGCCGCCGAGCGCGACCAAACGGCGACCGCCGCTCCCGAGAGGTCGATCGTGCCGGTCGCGTTGAGACTCGCGGAGCGGAACAGGACGCGTTGAGGCGCCGAGGCGATCGTCGCCGTCGCGGATACGACCGCGCTCCGCTCGAACACGGAGAGGAACGTCGCGCTCGAGGCGATCGCGCCAGTCGCATTGAGCGCGGCGGATCGCGAGTGAACGGTCGCGCCGGGAACGACCGTCCCGGAGACGGCGACCGCGCCGGTCGCGGCGACGGCCGCGGATCGCTCGAAAACGGAGAAGAACGTCCCCGAGACGACGACGGCGCCGGTGCCGGCGATCGCCGCCGAACGCTCCGCGAAGCTCTGTTGGAGAACGGTGATCGAGGCGACTTCGCCGGGGCTCATCCGTCACGCTCTCCAAATCTCGAAAGCGAACCCTCCCCAGGCGTCATTTCCGGAGGCGTCGTTCGGGCCTCCCCACTTCAACACGGACGAGGCCAGAAGAACGTCGACGGCCCAGGCCGCGTCCCAGGTATAGGAGTTCCCCGGCGTCAGGCCCGTGACCATAAAAGAAACGGCGTGAATGTGATGATCCGTCGCGAGTCCAGTCCCGATTTGGACACTTTGGCTCGCCGCCGGTCCGCGTCCCTTTACGGTCGAGCCGTCGAGGACGCCGAGAAGCGCCTGAGCCCGTGTTCCCGTCGCGCCGGTCGCGAGCGTATGTAGGCGAACGAGAACACGGCCGGAGGCCGGAGCGGTGAAGGTGTGCCGAAGATTCGTCGTGTCGATAGCGGCCATGACCGAGAGGCTCGCGAGGCTAACGGTCGCCGCCGTCCCCGGATCGTAGAGCTTCCCCGCGAGGAGGTTCGCCGTCTCCCAAATCGAGAAGTCGAACGTCCCGAACGCGTTGTTCGAAGTCGTATCGTCCGGTCCGCCGTACTTGATCGCCGAGCTTGCGACGACGACCTGAACGGCGTAGGCCGCGTCATAGGTGTAAGAGTTTCCCGGCGTGAGCCCGGTGACGAGAAACTCGGCCTCGCGAACCTGTCGCTGATTGGCCGAGCCGCTCGTCGCGCCCGTACTCGGAGCGAGGCGACCCTTGACGGTGGCGCCGTCGAGGACGCCGAGCAGGAGCATCGGAGTCGAGGCCGCGCCGTGAGTCTGACAGCGCATCCGAACGAGGACGATCCCGTTCGCCGGCGCCGTAAACGTGATCCGGAGGTTCGTCGTATCGAGCGCCGTCATCGCCAGGAGCGAGGACGTCGCCTTCGTCGCGGCCGAGGAGGGATCGTAGGAAACCGCGCCCAGGCAAGCCATTAGCTCGCACCCCCGATCGCGCCGACGTTCCAATCCGGATGAGCGGCGAAATCCTTGAACCCCTGATACGTCGCCGCGTCAATCGCGCCCTGAGTGTGGGCGACCTTCTGCGCGTAGGTTTGACTCGAGTCGACGCGCCAGTCGAACCCTTCGCTCGAGTGAAGGTCGACGTCGAATAGCTGTATCCCCCGGAGGTACGGCATATCCGGTTTCGCGTTCGCGTGGTCGTTGATGTTGCGATACCAATTCGCCTTTCGGCTCGCGTTGCTCGAGTCGGCGAGGGTCGCCGTCTCGCCCACTACAAACGGTTTGCGAGGACCGAACTCGTCGTGCTTACAAACGAGCGACGTCCCGTGTCCGGTGTAGTTGAGATTCTCCCAGAACTCGGCCCAGCCGATGTGCAGGGGGGAGGTCCAGACGGTCGCGCTCGCCTGATTGTAAATGTCCGATCCGACCCAATCGACGTGAGCGTCGCCGGGGTAACACGCGGTCGGGATCGAGCGGTTGAACCCTTCGCTAGGACAGAACCAGAAGCCGACCTTCGTCGCGCCGGCGGACTGAAACAGGCCGACGACCCGTTTCCACGCCTGAATCCATTCGGCGGTCGTACACCCCGGATTCGGGAAACCGTCGTTCGCCTTCGGGTTCGCCGTCGGCGACCAGGGGAACCAGTTCCCGTCGAACTCCCAGAATTGACGCAACATGACGCGAAACCCGAGGTCTTTCCAGTAGTTCGCCGCCTTCGTGAACGCGTCGTCATGCAAGCCGTCGTTTATCTCGCGCATCGTGTTGAGATTCTGTCCGCCCCGCGTGAGACGTCCCGGCGTCCAGGAGACGAGCGGAATCGAGCCTTGTTGATGAACCCACAACTCGCCGCCGGCTCCGAGGTGTCCGCCTCCGCGACCGTCGAGCGTATAGCCGTGAATCCCGAGGCCGTCGAACGCTCGCCCACAATCGCTCATTCGCTGTTGAATCGACGCTCGAGTTTGAGCCGCGGTCCCCCCTTGCGGGGAGTGCCACAGACAGAGCAGCGCCCCGTTCGGGTCGACGGGGAGGACGTTCTCGAGGCCGAGGGGTCCCGTGAAGTAGCTCGCCGGATAGTCGGCCGGGGGGACCGGGGGCTCCGGCTCCGGCTCCGGCTCCGGCTCCGGCGTCGCCTCGAGTGCCCGCCTCGCGTCCTCCTCGAGCATGAGCCCGACGCCCATGTCGCTAATCACGCCGGTCGGCCGCGAGCCCCCGTCGAGGTAGGCGATGACCTTCGCATACTCCGCCGGCGAATCCTTGCGATAGGAGTTTTTGCTCCCGTCGATCCGGTTCGCCGTCCGCAGTTTCGCGAGCGACTGAGCGAGGAGGTCGGCCGGCTCCGCCACGTCACGCCCCGACCGACGCGCGAGTCCGACCGATGAGCGTCCGCCCGTAGAACGCGATTTGCTTTCCGCCCGGTGAGACGGCGTCGCGCTGTTTGTAGAGGCCCTGTTTCCAGTAGGGACCCTGCTCCGACGTCTCCGCCGTGACGCACGTCAGGCGGGGGACGACGTTCACGCCGTCAACCCAGGCCTCGACCCAGCCGTTCGGCGCGAGCTTCATTCCGAGGACGATCGGAATCTTGCGGTGGCGGTGAGCGGCGTCGAGCGCGAACAAAACCGGGCGATAGGTCGTCCCGATCCCGAATTGTCCCTTGATCGAGTTCGAGCCGCCGTAGGTGACGATCCCGACGCCGGGAATGCCACTGTTCGATTGAGGGTGAAGATCGCAAAGCACGTTGTAGGCGTTCGAGCCTCCGGTCGCGAGCCCGTACTCGTCGGGGAGATATAGATCCATCGAGAGCCATAGCTCCATCCCCAGCACGAACGCCCCGCCACAAGTCGGCGCCTCGACACTCCCGATCTCCGACTTCTGTAGCGCCGTACTCGACGGCCAGCCGGGGTCCGAGTCGCGAATCTCACAACGGAGGACCTTCCCGGAGCCGTAGGGATTGTCAACGACGGCGACGCGTCCGTCGGCGGAGGCGACTCGCGGGGCCTGTCCGTACAGGCCGACGTCCTGATAGCCCGGTGACGTATGCGAGAAGATCGTCGCCCAGGGATAGCCGGCGTCGAACTGGCCGGCCTTGTATCCGATGAGCCCGTCGCGCCAGTCGGACACGAAATGGGCGCCGACCGGCGAAGGTTCGGGCTCCGGTTCGGGCTCCGGGACGACGACGAGCTTCCGGCGAGCGTCCTCGGCGAGCGTGAGCCCGACTCCCATGTCCGTAACGACGTTCGCCGGCCTCGAGCCGCCGGCGAGGTAGGACATGACCGCGGCGTACTCGTTCGGCGAATCCTTGCGATAGCTACTCCGGCTCCCGTCGATCCGATTAGCGGAACGGAGTTTCGCGAGCCCTTGATCGAGTAGCTCGAGCGCCGTCGGCATTAGGTGATCGTGAGGTCGAGGTCGCCGATCGGAATTCGAAACGTGTCGCCGGCCGTGACCGCGGCCGAGGACGAGAGGTCGTCACGGCCGAGGAACGTCCCCGACGTCGAGGCCGACCATAGGGAAACCCAGGTGTACGTCTCCGTGTTGGACACGGCGAGCCATTCGATGACGGCCGTGTTCGAGATTGCGCGACCGCTCGCGGCCGACCCGAAAGTCGCCTGAACGCGATCCGTCTCGCCGGCCACGTTCGCCGTCCCCGCGGAGCCGGGGTCGCCGGTGTGCAGCTGAACCCAGACGGCCGCGTTCGCGTAGGAGTCGTTTCGCGCGAGCGCGTCGAGCCATTCGTTCGCGACCGTGTCCGAGAATGTTCCCATCCGTCAATCCTCCGAAATCGAGTTGAGAGAGGGACCCGGCCGAAGCGGGGTCCCTCTCCGGGGAGGGGACAGGGGGTCCCCGGTTCGATTATGACGCCGTCGTCAGAAGCGCGAACGCCTCGTCCTCGGCGACAACCGCCTCGAATGCCCCGATGATCCCGACCTCGACTCCGCCGATCGCCGGTTCGACGACACGGAGTTCGACGGGAGCGCCGGGAGTCTCGGCGACGATGAGCTTGTTACGAACGCCGACGGCGATGACGCCGGAGTCGAGCCCCCTCGAGATGACGACGGAGAGGCCGGCGATGTTGCCGGAGCCGTCGACGAACGAGAGGGAGCCGTTCGCGAACACGGCCGGCGTCGCGGACGTGAGTCCGAGGAGGTACGCCGCCCGGTCGGGAGCGAGGTACAGCGTGTCCGCCATGTCGCCGGAGTTCGCGTAGACCTCGTTCAGCCCCGCGGCGACGGCCGTCATGAACGTCGCGAAGTCGGGGGACGCTCCCAGCGTCGAGGAGATGTTGTTGAGGAACGCCGCCGTCTGGAGAACCTCGCCGGCGTCCTGTTCGGTCTTGAGCGCGTAGTCGGCCGCGGCGAGCGCGAACCAGAGGTCGAGCGCGTCGGGGGTCGACCAGTTGATCGCCTGCCAGGAGAGGTCCCCGCCGCCGAGGTACGTCGAGGCGGTCGCCGTCTCCATCCCGACCACCATCTTCTGATTGCCGGCCTCCGTCTTTTCGGCCGACTGAACCGCGACCACCGGCCGCTGAGTGATCTTCGGGAACGAGATCGAGCCCCGGTTGAGCCCGACCCTGAAGCCGGAGTTGACGAGCGGCCTCGAGGTGGTGATGACCTGGAAAATCTGCGCGATGTGCTGCTCCGGGATGAGGCCCGGAACGTCGGACGTCAGCGTGTTCGCCGGCGTCCTCTTGGCCGCGAGGAGTCGCTCCGCGGCGCGATTCGTGACCTCGGAGCCTCCGGCGAGTTGCGCAATCTTCGAACACGTCTCCGTGTTCTTCGAGAGGATGACGTCGCGAGCGTAGGACGCGAACGTCCGATAGGCCGTCTCGCCGTTCTCGCCGAGTTCGAGTTCGCCGTCGGCCGCGGCCATGACGCGCCGGACCCTCTTTGCCTCCTCGATCGACTTGTTCGTCTTTTCGACGACGTCCGTGAGTTCGTGAATCTCGCCGTCGAGGTCGTCCATCCGGGTCCGATAGCCCTTGAGCGTCTCGACTTGCGAGTCGTTCAGGACCTTCGCGTCGGACGCCTCCGAGAACGCGAGTAGGTCGTCGTGAAGCTTTGTCGTCGCGGCGCGTTCGTCAACGAGGCGAGCGAGCCGAACCTCCTGAACCGAATTCATCTTCGGGACCTCCGTTAGGGTCGACAACAACGTCGGCGCCGTCGGGAGGGGTCGACACGGAGGGGTCGCCGCTAAGCGAGGGGTCCGTTTGCGAGGGGTCCGCGACTAGGCGATCGGGAAGTGTAATCCCCAGCGCGGCGATTCTCAAGGCGAGGTCCGGGTCGAACGGGACCGGCTTGAGTTCCTCGGCGTACTCGATCGTCGAGGGCTCGTCGTCGGCGAGCGTGCGAACGCCGAGGACCATCGCGCCGGGATAGGCCGGCTCGCGACAGAGCGCGACCTTGATGAGCTTCGCCTTGACGCGCCGGACGACGCCGTCGGCGCCACGAATCGAGCGCAGGAATCGACACTCGACGGAGGCTCCCGTCAACGCCTCCTCGTTGATGAGCGCGAGCGCCGTCTCGCCGGCGGACGTCTCGAGTATCCGAAACGCGCCGTGAAAGCCGTCCTCGCGATCCTCGAACGCGAGGCCGCGGCCGACGACGTCGTCGATCCGATCGCCGTGTTCGAAGTCGAGGTAGACGCGGTTCGGCGCCTTGCGAATAGCCGCGTCGTCGCTGAACACGCCGGAGACGAATTCCTCGGTGTAGCGGACGCCTCGAGGAACCCCTCCGAGGCCGTCGTTCGCCTGTACGCGCTCGCCGTAGGGAACGATCCGGAGGTCGACCGTTCGGCCGTCTCCGGGGGTGAGCGTCGCCGAGTATTTCCGAACCGCGACGAGGTCGTTCGGGACCTCGAGCGCGTCGACCGATTCGAGAGTTTCCATACGCCTAACCTCCGATCGCCGTGACCGTAGCCGGCGCCGACTGAGCCGGCGACGCCTGAGACACGTTCGAGAGTTGAGGGTCGTCGACGTCCGAGTCGGAGACGAGCGGGAGGATCGTGTCCTCGGCCTCGAAGTTGACCCACTGGCCTCGAGGGAGCGCCTGAGCCGAGAGCGCGTCCGCGATCCGTTTCGCCGTCGGACGGAGTTCGAACCGCCACCACTGTTCGCCCAGGAGCGCCGGGTTTTGGTAGTTGAGTCCTCCCGTCATCGGGATATTGAGCAGGATCGCGGGGACGCCGAAGGCCGAGGCGATGACGCGAGCGTTGAACTCCTGAGTCTCGAGGAGCGCGAGGTCGGACGGATTGATCGAGAGTTGCATCGGGTCTATGTCGGGAGGGAACACGGGAGGGAGTCCGCCTCGAGTCGCCGTCCGTTGCGCGAATTTGAGTTGGATTCCCTCGGCCTGCTCGTCGTCGATCTTCTTATGGGCCTTGAGGTAGAACGACGGCATCCCTCCGGCCGAGACGGAGAGCGACTGTTCCCCCGCCGCGAGCGCCGCGTTCGCCTGTTGCCCGTAGGCGCGGAGCGCCGACGTCCCGTGAACCGCCGGCGAGGGGTTGCGGTCGATTTGAATGACGCGGTCGGGGTCGAGTTCGGCGTCCTCGAATTTGTAGAGACGGTCGCCGCGGTCGTCCTCCGTGATCGACAGTCGCCCGGAGTCGAGGACGGTCCAGAATCGAGGGAACCCGGTCACGTAGAACTCCGTCACGTAAAGACACGCGAACCCGTAGGCGTAGATTTGCCGGACGACCGCGAACACGGCGTCCGAGATTCCGTTCGGATACCAGTGAGGGTCCGGATTCGACACCCAGGCCGGCGGACGCGTGTCGCGGATCGCGCCGGCGTCGTCGAGCGGGCTCCCCGGATTGAACGTCATCGGCATTGAGGCGATTTGCTGAGCGTTGAGTTGAATACAGCGGTTCGCGACCCAGACACGCTCCGAGAGGCTCGCCGTCCCGTACCAGGGGGTCCCGTAGGTCGACTCCCAGAACGCCGGGATTTGCGAGTTCCAAAGGCTCATGAGCGTCCCCTCGAGGGGCTCCGCGTCATGCCGGCGAGCGACTTCGGGCTCCGGCGTTCGAGGGTCGGAGAGGAACCGCGCGATCCGGCGTCCTACCATATTTTGACCTCCGTTCCGCCGATGAGGTCCAGCTCGAGCGCCGACCAAAGCGCGAACGAGCCGGCGACGAGCGGCGATATGTCGACCGATGAGTTTCGCCTCGAGAACGCCCAGGCGTCTCCCAGCGGTCGCGGTTTGGCGCCGCGGATCGCGAGCGCGAGTTCGTCCTGTCCGAGATGACGGATCGACTTCTCGGAGACGGCGTCGACGAGCCGGCCGCAGGCTTGGCCGTGTTCGCCCGAGTCGAGTCGGCGGACCTCGATCCCCCGTTCCTCGATCGCCTTCGCTATCGACACGGCCGGACCGTATCCGTCACAGACGAACTCCGCGACTTCGTGCTTCTCGGCGAGCGCCTCGAGGCGATCCGGAACCCAGTTCGTCCCGTCGCGCGAATCGACGAGTTCGAGGAGGTAGTCGTCGCCGTCGTCGGAGACGCCGACCGCCGCGATCGACGAGCGCCGGGTCGGGGACACGTCGAACGCGAGGACGACCGGATCGGCCATTGTCGCGTCCCCGTCGGATAGGTCGTTCCACTCCTCGAGGCCGATGAGCGTCGCGCCCGTCCCCTCCGTGTCGGGATAGGCGCCGACGCCGAGAAGTTCGACCGCGAACGTCCGCCGTTCCATCGCCCGAAGCTCGCGTTCCATATGCGCCGGGTCGATGAGTTGTCCGAGGCCGGGGTTCGCGACTTGCCAGAGCCGGCGATCCTCGGCCATGGCGTCCGTCACGTCGAGGGGATGATCGGCCTCGACCGACCACTCGAGGTAACAGAGGGACGGATCGTCGCCGGCGAGCCCGCGGTTGCGGATGCGCGTGAAAACGAGCCCGTGATCGTGAACGAGTTCGTCGACCGCGGAGCCGGCATAGACGAGACTCGGTCCCTGGGGCGCCTTCGCTCGAGTTTGCGCCCTGAGAATCGGCATCATCGACCCGTGAGCGGCCTCGGTAATGACCATCGCCTCGTCGAGAACGACTAGGCCGGCGGAGAACCCTCGCGTCCCGGAGCGCGTCCGAGTGTAGAACCGGAGGCTCCGTCCGTCCTTGAGGTAAATCCCCTCCTGTCCGTGAGAGTGTCGAATCGCGGCGACGCGATCGGCGAGGTCGGGGGTATTGCGAACGAGTCCCTCGAGCCGTTGAAAGTGAAGCTCCGAGGTCTTAAATTCGTGCGCCGAGTGAATCGAGAGGGCCGTCCCGCCCTCGAATAGGTGCCAAAGCTCGAGCGCCTCGAGGATCGCGCCCTTCCCGTTTTGTCGCGCCATGTTGAGCGCCGACTCGAAGTGAAGCCAGAGGCCCGACTCGTCGACGGAGAGAATGTCCGTCAGCGCCGCCCGCTGATAGTCGAACAACTCGAGGCCGGCGCGTTTCGCGAGCCGGAACGCCTGAGTCCCGAACGAGCGTCGACCAGGGCGCCGGGAGCGAATACGCGGGGGACGCCTGAGACGTTCGGCCTTGATCGCGACCGGCGCCGCGACCGCCCGCTTCGAGACGCGCCGCCCGTGAGCGACGTCCGTCACCAATCCCTCGAGTTCCGCCGGCGGAGGCGTCCCCGCCAGCCGCGATTGCATTTTCGGTGAGAGGGTCCGAGGTAGCCGGACCGGTCGTCCGTATGGTCGAGTTCCCAGAGTTCGCCGGGTCGGATCGGACCGCCACAACGGGAACACGTCGCCGAACCTCCGGCGACGATCGCGGCGAATCGAGCCCGAATCGTCCGGTGAGCGACGCCGTAGCCGCGACCGGACGTTGTTCCGCGGGGAGGGGGGAGACTCATCGCGAGAGAAGGAAAAACGCC